CCCGCCACTTATTGGCGGTATTTTTTTAAACGATAATAAACTGGCGTTGCCAGTTACAATCAATTTTACCGCTTATGAACTCTAGGAGGTTATATGGCAAATGCACAAGGTGTAAAACGTAAGGTTACGTTTGCAAAAGAAACAACATTTGGAGTACGTGCTGCAAAAGGTATTGGTAAAGTGATGCCTCGCACAGAAAGCTCACTGAACTCAACATTTGATTCATTCTCAAGTGAGGAAATTCGAGAAAATATGCAACGCTCTCCATCCATTGTTGGATTTGAAAAAGTGGAGGGCGATTTGAAAGGGGAATTGTCTGCAGGTCAATGGTCTGATTTTTTTGCAGCCGCATTGCGAGGAGCATGGACAGAAGCGAAATCGCCTGTATTAAAGAAAACTAGCACTGGGGCAGGTGAAAAACAAGGTAAATTACTCGTAATTCCTGAAACTGGCCATACAACTGATTCCTTTACGCTTGAAGACACCTTCGCAGATATTGGATTAAGTCGCATCTATACAGGTTGTCGAGTATCTAAAATTAGCCTAGATATTCAACCGAATGGTATAGCATCGATTGCGGTCACCTTTTTAGGACAAAAAGGCGAGGAGAGTCAAACTGCATATTTTACTGGTGCGCAGGAAGTGACTCAATCAGCTAAGGTTGCAGGTGTAAATGGGCAGCTGATGGTTAACAAAACCAAAGCAGCGTTAGTTACTGGTTTGAAGATGGACATTGATTTGAATGCGTCGAGTGAGGCGGTACTGGGCGCGAAATACGCACCTGACGTGTTTATTGGCACAGTGGCAATTAGCGGATCGTTTACGATGTATTTCCAAGATAAAACCATGATTGACGCTGTGCGTAGCGGCGCGAATCTTTCTCTTGCTTTAAGAATGGATGCCGAATCAGTCGACAACGGAGATTATTTAACGTTCATCTTGCCAGGCGTGAAAGCAACTTCTATTGAAATTGATGACGGTGCAAAAAACCTTATTCAAACCCTAAACTTTGATGCTTTCCCCGCGATTTATGATGCGGAAAGTACAATTGATGATGTATTAAAGAAACCAACAACACTCATCGTTCAAGATTCATTAGCCTAAAGCCGGTGAAAATTAGTCATACTTTATAGAAAACAACCCCGAAAGTTCATCACTTTCGGTTTTTTTATTTCAATCCAATTTATAAGGAAAACACAATGGACTTTTCTAAATTAAATACTGTTAAAGCCTCTGAAAATACTTATCGCTTTGAAGTCACTCACCCGATTACTGGGGAAGGAACTGGAGCAATGATTGATGTTTATGCCTCGCAAAGTGATGTTGTACAGCGTTTTCAATCTAACGTCTTACGCAAATTACAAAAGCAAGAATTTGAAAACCAGCGCACCCGCAAACCACAATTTAAAGAACTCTCTGAATTGAAATCGGAAGCTCTTGAAAACGCCATTGTGCGCGTAGCTAGCTGGGAGAATTTAGAATGGGAAGGAACTCCTCTTGAGTTTACCCCCGCCAATGTGAAAATGCTGCTTACCCAGTGTCCTTGGTTAGCTGAACAAATTATTGAACAGTCAGAAGACTTGGGAAATTTCTTGAAGGCCTGATCGAACATCTCTACGAGTTTGCTCAGGCAGAATTTCGTCTTGATAAACGACCAGACAATTCCAAAGCGACACAACGCGAGCATCTTCAAGTTATTGAGCAACAATTAGGTATAACACCCGAAGAGCTAAATAACCCTCCGCCCAATATCGCGGTGGGTTATTTGCTTGAGTATTTTTATGCCGTATCCTCCTCCCGTCAGTGCGGAATGTCCGCTAATCCTATTACTTTTAGTGAAATATTGGCATGGTCTCAATTGGCTAATACTTCATTGGCAAGATGGGAGATTGAGGTGATTAAACGACTTGATATATTGTGGTTGAATATTCAAGCTGAATAGCTCAAGGTTCGGCTTGAATCTTTTACTAAGGAATGAATATGAAAGAATTTACTTGGCAAGCCGATTGGAATATGAAGCGGAAAAAAAAGCCGAATGTAAATACAATTCGATTTGGTGACGGTTATGAACAGCGACAATCAGATGGCATTAATAATAACCTAAGAACCTACGATGTAGTCTTTAGTGGTTCAGAAGAAAAGATCAAGGCAATAGATATGTTCCTTGATGAATGTTGTGGGGTGACAGCCTTTTCATGGCAACCTTACGGAGATAAAAAAGGATTGTTTACCTGTGGTGAATGGGATGAAACCAAAAAAACAGGATATAGCACGCTAACAGCAACCTTTAAGGAAGTTGTTGCATAGAGGTAAATTATGGCAGATTTCGCACAATTAGGCATAGAGTTACGTTCTATAGGGGTTGATAAAGTTAATCGTGATATTCGTTCGGTGACGGATAACGCAAAATCTACTGAGCGCTCAGTGCAATCTCTTTTAGGCGTAATGGGTAAATTAAAAGCCTTAATGACAGCTGGATTGGGAATTCAAGGCCTTGGGCAATTTATTCAAATGTCCGACAAAATGAAAACCCTTGCTGCCCAGGTGAAATTTGTCACTAATTCATTTGAAGAATATAAAGCTGTTCAAAGCCAGCTTTTCTCTATTTCACAACGTACTCGTGCTGATTTAGAGGCAACAACCACAATTTATGCTCGCTCTGCTCGAGCATTGAAAGATTACGGTTATAGCCAAGAGCGGATTCTAACTTTTACTGAAACGTTAAATAAAGCGATGGCAGTAGGTGGAGTGGGCGCACAAGAGCAGGCGAGTGCACTTTTCCAGCTTTCACAAGCATTAGGTTCAGGTCGGCTACAAGGTGACGAGTTCCGTACTATTGCTGAAACCGCACCAATTATTTTGGATGTCGTTGCTCAGTATATGGGGAAAACCCGTTCAGAAGTGAAACAACTTGCTTCTGAAGGTAAAATCACCTCTCAATTGTTATTTGAAGCTATTACAGGCGCAACTGAGAAAATTTCAGCAGATTTTGAAAAAATGCCTTTGACTTTTGGTCAGGCGATGACTCAATTGAAAAACCAAACACTTAAATTTGTTGATGATGTCGGTAATCGCAGTGGTATTTTTGATGGGATGGCTGCATCTGTCTCATTTTTAGCCAAAAATATTGACTATCTTTCGGTAGTGATTGGTTCGGTTCTGCTAGGACAATTAGGTAAAGCCTCTGTAGCAGGGATTAAGTCTGTATTAACTAAACGGCAAGAGGCTCTTGCTGCTTTAGAGGTTGCACAGGCTACATCTGTTCAAGCTACGGCTGAATTAAGACTAGCACAAATACAAATGCAGTCTTTACGTGCCCAATTAAGTTTAGCTCAATCAGAACAAACAAGAATGGCGCTACGTGGTCAAATGGCCGCCCAAACCTCTCAACTTACAGTATTAATGAACGCAGAGAGAGAGGCAACAGAAAGGGCAGCGCTTGCTAAACAAAAACTATCTTTGGCTGGGCGAGCATCAAGTGGTGTTTTAAGTCTATTAGGTGGACCTATTGGACTGGTCACCACTGCGCTTACTTTGGGGGCGGGGGCATTTTATACCTGGAAACAAAATGCAGAACAAGCCAAACAGGAAAACCTTGATTATGCGAAAAGTCTTGATGTAACAAGTGATGCGTTACAAAAATTGACCGCAAATCAGCTAGAAGCAATGAGCGCAAAATTGAAGCGTTCTATGGCAGAGCAGAAGAATCAAATCCAATCATTGATTGAAGAAAAATCAAGAATGGAGCGCGCATTATCGATTCAAACTAAAAGTATGGATGAGGGGAACCTTTGGCAAAATCAATATGCACTGAAACGCTATAATCAACTTCTTGAAGATTTAAAAATCAAGAAAGGCGAAATAGATTCAGCTAATCAGCAGTTAGCGAAGTCTGAGCGAGATTTAAAATCTATTGGTGCAGAGGAGTCAGTTCAACGTTTGAAAGAGAGCGTAGAAAAGCTCTACCCTGAATTGCAATTTAATAAAGACAAATTTGTTGAGTTAAAACTTTCAACAGAAGACTTTAAAGATTTGTTACCAGACGCCAATGGTAAAATCTTAGGGATGGCTGATGCATTAGCTCAGGCAGCGCAAAAAGCAAGATTGTTACTTAGCGGTGTAATTGGCGTAAAAGAAGAAACCGCAGGTATTGGCGCAGATGCTCAAAAGGTTATTGACGATCTTCGCCTTGATCGAAAAATTGCTAATGCAAAAACGCCAAAAGAAAGAGCAGCGGGAGAAACAGAAAAATATATTAAACGGCTTTCTGAGCAAGGTAAATATAGTAAGTCTGAACTTGATGCAATCGAAAAAGAATATCAAGCCAATGCGTTGGCTAGAGAGAATAGATCTAGCGGGGCAAAGGGGAGTGGGAATAAAGTTGATTATGTCAAACAATATACCGATCAAGTGACCCAACTCCAACAACGCCTAGCGGACATAAAAGCCAATCTACAAGATGGTGGAATTAGCCAATATCAAGAGTTAAAAAAACTCACAAACGATATTGCTGCCAATGGTGAAAAATATGCACACTTTGGTGCTGAGGGACTGGCTAATCTAAAACGCCTTGCCAGTGAAATTGACAGTGGGCAGCAGCAAGTTGCAATCCGCGATTTAGGTGACAATTACAAAGAGCAGATTGAGGCTCGACAATTTGAATTGACGCTTATTGGTCAAACAAGTGAAGCGGTAGATCAGTTACGTTTTAATCATCAACTAGAGATTGAAACGGCAAAATTGCGCAAAGGCATGACGCAAGAAAATATTGCCTTACTTGAGCAGATGATTGATAAAATTAAACGCTTAAAAGAAGAACAAGCTAAACAAACC